GGAACTTTAAGAGGATGTTGATTGCAGAGGAACTTCATTATAGATATCCAAAAGTAGCACCTGAAACTAAAGACAAGATTAGGCTTATAGATAAAATACTTGGTAAGAATAGTTCTACTGAGAAGGCTGGTTTGATGTCAAGACTACATAAGAAGGATGTGTTTCGCAGGGATGAATGGTCTATCATTGGGGAGCATGATTAACCCATGGGGTATTTGTTCCATCCCATGATATACCATAGAAATGGTATTCAAATAAGAAGTTTAAGTAATGGTAGAGTATGACCCGGATTTGGTATTGATAGAGAAGCTCAAGCCTATCCTGAGGCAGATAGTCAGGGAGGAGCTGGTATGTTCCAAGATAATCGTAGGTGCTACGGCTATTAAGAAGGTACTGGGCATCAAGACAACTCCTGCCTTGATGAAGTATTATAACGAGTACGGACTCCCTATGGTTAAAGGTAATCGTGGGTTCTGGGAAATACATTCAGATAGTATCAAGGATTGGATGAACATAAGAAGCCTGATGGCTAGGAAAGCCAGAGAGTTAGGGTTTCAGGTAAACAGTCGTAGGGGTGCTGGCAGGTATCCTAGGCTTGAGAGGCTGACAGAGCAGGAGATGGCTCAAGTACAGGCAGGGATAAGAGAAGACAATGCAAGATAGTCTTCTGTTCTAAAGGAAAGGTAAAAGATGAAAGTATCTAAGAAGAGAAAAATGAAAGAAGCGGTAAGGCTTACTGGTGAGCAAGTAAAAAACCCAGAGGCATTTGAAAAGGAATTTCAAGGAGGGGACACCTTTAAAGAAATGAAAGGAGGATTCAGGTTGACAGCGAAGCAGGCTCGACATATACTTAAGAACGCTGATTTTAAAAGGATGATGATGGAAGCCAAGGATGACAAAGAGGTGGCTGAACTTATTAATGATGTTGGAAGTTTAAGAAAAGTAGCTGAGCAACTTACTCCCGAGAAACATAAGCAAATATTAAAAAATGTAAGTCCGACTAAAAAAGATTTAAAGAGAAGGCAAAAAAGGAATTTAGATACACAGATGCAAAATATCAAGAAGGGTCAAAATCACCTATCGCCAGAGTCGGTAGGTGATGCTTTTACTATGGGCAAACTTGTTGATAGAAGCACTATGGGAAGCCCCCCTGCTACAGCAGAAGAGATAAGGCGTGGCTTTAGAAGGATATAATATGCCGACACATGAGTATAGTCATTAATATAATATGAAGTTAAAGAAGTCATATGAACAATTAGCTAGAGAACTTGCACAAGGCGATTTGGAAATTCTTAACCTATTCCGAAGATTAAAAGATTTGAAAGAACAAATAGAAGAAGAGTCCGGTTGGATTGTTGAGTTCTCAGCGTTTAAGAAACATGAAAAAAGGTAAAAGATGAACACAGGAACAGAGATAGCAAGGACAGGACTATTGGTTAAATCCGGGGATACAGAACCATTTGAGAAGATGTTGACCTCGGCTTTAGAGGCTAGTCCATTTACTGAAGAGAATAGTGAGGGGATGAAGAAGCACTATAAGAAATATCCCTCTAGGTATGTGGATGACCTAGTAAAGCTAAGAACTACATTGCCCCAATATGGTGGTACGCAACCTATTAATACAACTAATAACCTTATACTGAATCTTGGTGAGCTTAGTTTAAGCCAAAAGCAAAAACTGCTCGATGAAAAGCTCTCTGAGCTGGGTATAACAAAGGAGATGTTAGAAGGTGAACGAACAGGAATACAGGAAGAAATTAGACGAGGCGATATTAGTAGCACAGAATGTAGCGGAGGAGAAGTCGACAGACCCCCTGCTGAACCTGACACCTCATCCTAAGCAGAAGGAGTTTATAGATGCCGTACTCTACGGAGAACAAACGGAAGTCTGGGCATTTACATCGAATAGATGGGGGAAGACACTCGCCGGAGGGGTATGTGGAAGCACCTTTGCCCGGTTCGGTGACCCAGAGACTGGTAGGGCTACCACTGGTTGGGTCATTTCTCCTGATAACAATACTTCTCGTGACATTGTTGAACCAGTTTATTTTGACAATGGCTTTGTTCCTAAAGACCAAGCTGTCGCTCCTCTTATACCGAATAGCGAGATACTTGAATGGCGAAAGAAAGACAAGATATTAAAGTTAAAGAATGGTTCTTTTATAGGATTTAAAAGTTGTGAGTCTAAGGGAAGGAAGTTCCCCGGAGCAGAAAAGGATTGGATACATTATGACGAACCACCAGACAAAGCAGTTTATGACGAAGGAGGTATCAGAGTCGGGGCTGGAAAAAAGCTACGAATCTTTGGGACTTGCACTATCTTACCGCCAGAAGGAACAGTTGGTGGGATATCTTGGCTCTATCCGCACATTATCAAAAGAGAGTTCCAACTCCCCCATGTTAGAATCTTTAGGGGCTCAATCTATGATAACCCATATTTAGACGAGGTATATATTGAAACGCTCAAAGCAAGATATATTGAAGGAACTCAACAGTACAGAATCAGGATTGACGGGGAGCTTTTACCCGGTATTGGTGGTGCTAGGGTTTACTCTCCTTTCGATAGGGGCATACATATTCCTGAGGTTTCTCTACCTTTTCATACTGGGAGACCTCTAGCTTGGGTATGGGATTTCAATGTAGAACCTATGGTCAGCTTGGTAGGTCAGAAGATTGGTAATAAGTTTAATATATTTAAGGAGTTGATTCTTGAAGAGGGAAATGTCTTTGAGATGGTGGACTTATTTAGAGACCACTATCCTACGCATGGTGCAGAGATTCATGTCTTTGGTGATGCAACTGGGAAGCGAAGAGACCACCAAACTAGGCATAGCAGCTATTCTTTGATAATGAAGGCTATGTCTAACTATCCAGTACCAGTAAGGTTAAGACTGCCAGAGAAGAATCCTAATGTGCCCG